AACAAATGCAGCTGAATTTTATAGGCAAAGAATGATTGATTACATACAGAATAATCAAAATAAATATCCAAAATATAGTTCTAATTCCGGATCTGATCTTAATCCAACTACAAGGAATTATTATGCAGGTTTAAATTTAGATGAGACTGCTCCAAGAAGCAATAAGCTTAAGTCTTTTTTACAGGGGGCTAATATTACTATTTATGGATGTTAAAAAGCGTGTTTATCCTTCAAGCAAGGAGAATTACAAAAAATTAAAAAAATATATAAAAAGCTTAAGTAATGGCAGGACAAAGATTAACAGACAAAAGTGTATATAATACCAATTTAGCTGCAGATGACATTCTCATGGTTGTGGATACGTCTGACACCACAGGATCACCACAAGGAACAAGCAAATCAATACAAATACCCTATATTACACATACTCAAAATATGCAGATAAATGATTCAATTATGAATAATTTAGATGGCAATCCTGTTCCATTATTAACACCTGCACCGGCAGGATATTTTTATAACGTAATGAATGTGTCAATTAGATTCGCAAACACTACTACTCAAAATACTGTTGTTGTGGATTGGTTCTTAATGTGGTCATTAACTCCACCACTATCTGTTCCTCCTCCCACTATGTTTGCTAATTTAAGAAGACCATACAGAAACGTAACTAACCCTGAATTTATTCAAACAAATTCCTTTTACCCTTTAACAGGCCAACCTCAATCAGGTGATCCGGAAGGCTTAGGATTTTGGTTAATGAGTGTTGGTAATATGAATTTAGCCGGAACAACTGCTAATATATATACAAGTTACACATTACAAAAAGTATAATGATGGAGAAATTAGAATACATAGGATGTTTTTTTTGCGGAAACTTATTAACCGTAGGAATGATACCAACGCAAACATTAACAGAAACGGTTGTTTTAGGGCTTCTAGGGGGCTTTGTGGCCATGTTAAGTAAAGATATATACAATTACATTAAAAGCTTCTTAAAACGTCTAAAATGAGTTTTAAATACTTTACTTATAAGGAATTTGATTGTAAAGGTGGAGTTGGAAAAGGTGAAAACATGGATCAAGAATTTATTTGCTTGTTAGATGATGCAAGAGAAATTGCAGGAATACCGTTTAAAATAACATCCGGATACAGAACAAAAGATTATAAT